CTATTGGGCGTCTGCCGGGGCGTTTGGGGATACTTTTGGGGATATTTTTTCGGCTGCCGGAAAGGCCTGCAGCACGGTGCCGAGGTTGGCCTCCGGGCTGCGCTCAATGAGGTGCGTGTAAATGTTGAGCGTGGTCTCCACCTTGGAGTGCCCGGCCAGGTACTGCACGACCTTGACATTGGCGCCGGACAGGATCAGGTTGGTGATGTATGTGTGCCGTAGGATGTGCGGCGTGACGTCAAAGTCGATCGTGATCTGCACCTTGGAGTTGCGCACCATCTCGCCGAGCTTTTTCTCACGGAGCACGGTCTCACCGTGCTCCGTGCGCTTGGCCGTGCCGGTCTGGCGGCGCGTGATGTAGCGCCAGGCGTTGCGGTACGCCGTCATGCTCCACGGCTGGCCGTCGCTGCTGCTGATGACATAGTCGCCGGTCGCGGTGCGCTGCAGGTCGGCGAGGCAGCCGACGAGCTTGGGCGGGATTGGCACGTCGCGCCGGGCGGCCGCGCTCTTGAGCTCGTCCGAGACGACCGGTTGATTGTGCACCCAGCGCAGCGCGCGGCGCACGGAGATATACGGCGCAGCGCCGTCGAGATGGACGCAGTCCCACTCCAGGCCGAGGATCTCCTCGCGGCGCAGACCGGCGTACAGGCCAATCATCACAAACGGATAGATGCGTGTGCCCGCGACGGCGTCCTCCAGCGTCTGCATCTGCTGACGGGACAGCGCCTCTTTTTCGGCCGATTTTTTGCCGCCGGCGCGCAGTCCGGCGCACGGGTTATGCCGCACGACGCCCGCGCGCTCGCCCGCTTCAAAGATCTTTTTGAGCGCGCAGACGATCTTATCCTGCGAGCTGCGCGACAGGGCGCCGCAGGCGCGCATTACCTCTGCGATGTCGTCCTCGGAGACCTCCAGTATGTGCCGCGCGCCGATAATCGGGCAGATGTGGCGATTGATGGCGATAGCATAGTCGGACTTGCGGCTGTCGCTGAGGTGCGCCGTATAGAGCTTGTACCACGTCTGCGCATACTGCCACACCATGGGATTGGCTGCCAGCGCCTTGCGGCGCTCGACCTCGACCAGGCGCTCGGCGACCTTGCGCTCCAGCTCCTCCGGGTCCTTGGCGTACACGGCGATATAGACACCGCGCTCGTCCCTGATCTTTTTCTTGAGATATTTTTGCATAGCAAATGCGCCTTGCATCTTGCGCGCCCGGCATGGGCGTGATAAGATAACAGGGCAGACTACCCCCTTTATTGCTTGGGTTGGGTTTTCTGTGTCAGCCGTCCGGTGTGCCAGCACCGGGCGGCTATTTTGTTATGTGTCCAATTTGGACACTATGCATTTTTGTTGCGGCCGTAAAAGATTTTGCCATGACGCAGGTTGCGCTTGTAGTAGCAGTGTGTGGATAGCTCCTGATCCGGATTTATGCACTTACCAGCGTCGCTGCACGCCTCATAGCGCGAGCAGCAGCCGAAATCAGTTGGCAGCGCATCAATCATATCGTCGAGGATCGCGGAGAGCAACGGCGCGTAGCTGACAATCGACTCAGCATCTGCAAGAGGCAGACGCACATAATACGGATCCGACCTGAGGTGTGATGTGCTGACATTCGCGGGGATCATATGCTCGTATTTGACCGGGATTGTCACATGACTTTTTTTGCCGCGGATGCTGATGCGGCATACGAGGCTGTTCTCGCTCCCGAGGTATAGGGAGCTGTACTGCGCGCCGTCCGCCTTAAAAATGAGCATATCTTCAGGTGTTGTCGCGTTGCGCATCGTCTCGAGGAGCGCCGGCTCTATCAGCTTGTACGCTGCCGTTTCCGCCGACATCTCATCCAACATATCCAGAGTGATCTGCTCCATTATACTTTTGCCCCCAAACCCGCGAGCTCCAAAAACTCGCACTCATTGATGATTTGTATCTGCGCCTGCCCGCTGCTGTTGAGCTCATATGCCTTGAGCTCCTTTGTGCTGTGCCCGCTTGCGCCGACGGCATCCGGGTCCTGCTCGCCGAGGACGAGATAATGCACTTTTTTGGACACGGACGTTTTGACCGTCGCGCCGCAGTTTATGGCTATCTGCATCGCCTCGCCGCGGTCGATGCTGAGCTCGCCGGTAAACACAATGTTTTTGCCGTATAGACAGCCGCGCTGATCGATCGTGTCGACTGTCGGAGCAATGTCACACGGCCGCGGCGCGTGCGGGTATGTCTTACTGTGCCCCTGTTGATGTGCAGACCTGTGCACCGGTTCACGAGCCGGGACAACATCGGCGTAATGGTAGATGTCTACGTCGGGCGATGTTGCGAGGTATTCCCACGCAGACAGACAGCCGCTGCGCTGGATACCGGTTATGGCAATCATTGCGCACGCCTGCGCGTCGTCCAGCGCGTTGTGATGCTGTTCGAGCTGGATGTGCAGCGCGTCCGTGCAGTTGTCCAGCTTCGCCTTGGCGATGCCAAGAGAGTGCGCGACGTCCAGAGTGTCGGCGTAAATAAAGTCTGGTATCTCATGGCTCAGCGACTGCAACAGTACCGTCATGTCAAAGTGAGCATTATGCGCAAAAACCGGCGTGTGCGGCGAGAACATGCAGGAGATCTCCTGCCATAGCTCGTCCAGCGTTTTGGCGTTTGCGACATCCTCGTCTGTGATACCGTGTACCGAGATATTGTAAGAGTCAAAACCGGCCACACGCGGCTTGATGAGCGAGTAATATGTATCAACGATGCGCAGACCGGACACGGCCGCAATGCCGACAGAGCAGGCACTCCCGCGGCTCGCATTGGCTGTCTCGAAATCAATGGCCAAAAAATCGCAGCTCATATGTAGCTCCCTGTGTCCAAATTGGACACGTCACAACTTGGCCCGCAGCTCGACCACACGGCCGAGGATCTGCACGGGCAAGCTCTCAATCTCCTCGTTACTGTAATACATAGGCTCGTAGGCCGGATTGCTGGGTATCAGCGTCACGCCCTGCGGGCTCTTTTTTATGCGCTTGACGGTTGCATCGTCGCCGTTTACCAGCACGACGGCGATGTCGCCGCTGTCCACGTCCGGCTGGCGACGGACGATCACGACGTCGCCGTCCGAGATCTTGGGCTCCATGCTGTGGCCCTTGATCTGCAGGCCAAAGTACTCACCGTCTCCGGCGGCTTCAGCGCTGATGTCCTCCCAGTCGATGACCTCCTCGATCGCGTCGATGGGGATGCCAGCTGCCACGCGGCCGAGGACCGGGACGCGGATGTAGCCGGGGCGCGCTGGGGTTGCTGGCTGCCCGCCGAGCAAGTAGTCAAGTGACACATCAAAATAATTCGCAATGCGCCGATATGTGTCGGTATCCGCCTCGTATTTGCCTGTCTCGTACCCAGACAGGGCGGCCTGACTGACATTGACTGACTTGGCGAGGTCTGCTTGTTTGACATTGTCGCGCTTGCGCAACTCCTTAATTCTGTTCATTTTTATCAACTCCGTTGATATCAAGATAATTGATAAAAATCGAAAAGTAAACGCAATATCAAGATAATTGAAAAAATATATTGACATATCAACATACTTGATATAAGATAGTAAACGCAATCAAGATAATTGATAAGCGGAGGTGATACCTTGGACGGCATCAAAATTTGCCGCGCGAAACGCGGTTTGACGCAGGCGGAGCTCGCGTCGGCGCTGCATGTAGGGCAAAGCACGGTCGCGATGTGGGAGACCAGCGGGTCATACCCACGCGCCGATATGCTCCCAGCAATCGCGGCAGCGCTGAGCTGCACGATCGACGACCTGTATAACGTGCCGGCCTGACCGGCTATCATCATGCTACCAAAGGATGTGACAAAACACCATGCAGCACAACTACCACAATATCAGCCAAACCGGTAGACGCATTGCCGGCATGACGCAGGAGCGCTGGGCGGAGGCGCTGGACATCTCCGTCGAGAGCGTGCGCCTGTACGAGTCCGGCCGCGGGATGCCGTCAGACGATGTTGCGACGCGGATGGTCGAGGTGTCCGGCGCGCCGGTGCTCGGCTACTGGCATCTGCTCAACAAGAGCCGCGTCGCGGCCGACCTGCTGCCACAGGTGGACACCATCGCCCTGCCGCAGGCCGTGATCCAGCTGCTGCGCCGGATCCGCGACTTTGACAGCTCGCACCGCATCGACCGCCTCGTGGACATTGCCGAGGATGGCCGCATCGACCAGGATGAGCGACCGGATTTCGAGCAGATTACGCGCGAGCTCGACGGGATCGTCCAGGCTGCCATGCAGCTCAAGTATGCGAGAGGAGGGGACGAGGATGGCCATGCTGACGACTAAAGATGTGTGCGAGCAGCTGTCAATCTCGCGGTCGTCCGTTGGGCGGCTGGTGACGGACGGCGAGCTGCCGTGCTACAAGCTGGGCAAGTCGCTGCGCTACTATCAGTCGGACGTAGATGCATACGTCGAGCGCTGCCGCATCGCAGCGGCGCCGGCAGCCGTCTGCGCACCGCAGCCGCGCCAGAAGCCGCAGCCGGAAAAACGCAAGCGCGGCCGGCCGATCAAAAACGTGGTGCCGGAGTATTACCCTGGCATGAGGGTGGTGTGAGTATGATGATGGGACAAAAAAAGAGCCGTGCCCGCGGCGACGGGCACGACTCAGGTGCAAAAAAGTGCAATAGCTATTGCACTTACATTTTACAGCAGATCCAAAACGATTGCAAGGGGGGATTTTGAGATGGCCGTGATGCGCGTCGAAAAGTCGACGAATTACACTGTCATGAGCAACCGCCATCTTGACGACACCCGCCTGAGCCTCAAGGCGATCGGCCTACTGAGCAAGATCCTGCGTCTGCCGGACGACTGGGACTATACGCTCGAGGGCCTCGCCCACATCTGCAAGGAGGGCAAGGACGCCATCCGGTCCGCGATCGTGGAGCTGGAGCAGGCGGGCTACATCGAGCGCCGCCAGACGCACGCGGCGGACGGATCTTTTGCGGGCAACGAGTACATCGTGCACGAGGCGCCGCTTGGCGCAGATGCGCCACCGTCGTCGGATAATCCCACAACGGTGTCACCGTCGTCGGGAAACCCGTCGACGGATAACCCGTCAACGGAAAATCCAACGCAACCAAGTACTAAAGATACCAAGTACTTAGATACTAATACCCCCTTTACCCCCCAGAGGGGGCGGCGAGCGCCGAAAAAAGAACAAGGGCGCGAGCCGGCGTGGAAGCCGGAACGCTTTGCGGCGTTTTGGAAGTACTACCCGCGGGGCGAGAAGCCAAGGGCTGCCGCGGCCGCATGGGACAAGCTAAAGCCGGACGATGCACTGATCGACGACATCGCCAGAGCGCTCAAGCGGCAGATGGCCAGTGAGGAGTGGCAGCGGGGTGTCGGCATCCCGTATGCGGCTACATACCTCAATCAGCGCCGCTGGGAGGACGAGCCACACGCGCCGGCAGAGCAACCGGCGGAGGGAGGAGGTCTGCCGCTATGGACGTAAAGCAGACACTGATCGATGCGCAGGCAGCCGTGATCGGCAGTGTGCTGATCTCGCCGGAGATCGTCGGCGACGTGATGCTGCGCGTATCGGCGGATGACTTTTTGACGCCGGAGTACCGGCACGTGTACGATGCCATCCGCGCGCAGTGGTCCGCGTGCCAGACGGTCGACGTGGTCACGGTGCTGCACCGCCTGGGCGATGCATATCGGCAGATGCTGGTGCAGATCATGGCCGACACACCGACGGCGGCGCACTGGGAGGCGTATGCCGACGTGATGCGCGAGCAGGCAAGGCTTGCGCGCATCAAGGACGCGGCAGCCAAGATGCTCGACGCGGTGACGCTGGACGAGGCGCGCGCGGCCGTCGAAACGGCAAGCGAGTGCCTGTGCGACAGCAAGACGCTGCGCGTCGTCAGCTGGCATCAGGGGCTGTGCGAGTTTTACCAGCGCCACGCCGATGGGCATCAGCCGGACTATCTCCGCTGGGGTATCCGGCAGCTGGACGAGAGGCTCTACGCAGAGCGCGGCGACCTGATCATCCTCGGCGGCCTGCCGAGCAGCGGCAAGACGCTGCTGGCGACGCAGTTTGCGATGCACATGGCGCGCTCCGGTCTCCGGGTAGGGATTTTTAGCCTTGAGACGTCGGACACCAAGCTGTACGACCGCATGGTGGCACAGACGGAGGGCATCAACTTCGGGCGCATCAAGCGCAATCAGATGATCGCCGAGGACTATGCCTCCGCGACGACCGCGATCCGGACGGCGGAGCACATCCACCTTGATGTCATCCGCGCTGGCGGTTTCGGCGTCGCCGATGTGCAGGCGGTCGCCATGGCGCGGCGGTACGACGTGATCGTCATCGACTACGTGCAGCTGCTGCAGGCCAAGGGCAACACCCGCGTGGAGCAGGTGACCAACATCTCGCTGGCGCTGCACACGATGGCGCAGCGGGCCGGCATCGCCGTCATCGCGCTGTCGCAGCTGTCGCGCCCGGAAAAAGGGCAGCAGCGCAGCCGCACACCGTCCATGTCCGATCTGCGCGAGTCCGGCCAGCTGGAGCAGGACGCAGACGCTATCATGATCCTCGCGGCGCAGCCCGGCGGCGACCGGGTGTTGTCGATTGTCAAAAACAAGGAGGGAGAGCGCGGCGCGATCGAGCTGGTCTTTGACGCGGCGCATCTGCGTATGCTGCCGGCGGTGTCCAAAATGGACACGCGCGCCGACCACGACGACGAGGACGACTGGCCGCGGATGCAGGCATGGCCGCGCACCGCGGAGGGAGGAGGCGAGCTGCCATAAAGATCGGCGACAAGCTGCCCGGCATGGTGCCGTCCTACGGCGTCAGCTGCACGGGCTTTGTGTCGGACGGGCAATCCTTTACCGGCACGGTAGTGTACATCCATCCAAAGCGGCGATTTTACACCGTCGAGTTTGATATGCCACGCGGACGCAAGTGCCGCGAGAGCTACTACTTCCCGGATCGCGCGGGCGAGCCGGATGCCAACATCACGCCGCGCCGGCCGCGTGAGGCGCGGATGGCGGGCGAGACAAAGCGCAGGAAGAAAGGTGCAAAAAAATGAAAGTTATCAGCATTGTAAATCTCAAGGGCGGTGTCGGCAAGACCGCTACCGCCATCAACATGGCCAGCATCCTGGCGACGGAGCACGGCAAGAGCGTGCTGCTGATCGACGCAGACCCGCAGGCCAACGCGACCCGCTTTTATGGCGGCGAAAATGCGCCGGTGAAGCTTTGCGACGTGTTTACGCATCCGGATGCGTGGGACAGCTACTGCTGGATGACGCAGGTCGACGGCGTGGACATCATCCCCGCCAGCATGGACCTGCTGCAGCTCGACGTCGCGGCGGCGACCGCGGACGCCAAGCTGATCCAAAATTTTGCGGACTTTGTCGGCGATATGCGCGACGAGTCGGACTATGACTATGTCATCATCGACTGCCCGCCGGGCTTTACGGCGGTGTCGATCGCGGGCATCTCCGTCAGCGACGACATCATCATCCCGGCCAAGGTCGACGCCTTTGCCATCTCCGGCATCGACGAGCTGACGGCGCAGATCCGCGCCGTGCAGACGGTGCGCAGCAGCATACGGATCGCCGGCGTGCTGGTGACGATGTGGCACAACGCACCGGTCGTGACGCAGGGCGAGCAGTATCTGCGCGCCATGGATGTGCCGGTGTTTGAGACCACCATCCGCCGCACGGACAAGATGGACGAGGCAACCTTTGCGCGCCAACCGATCAGTACATACAGCCGGTGGTGCGCGGCGGCGAGAGACTACCGCGACTTTGTCGACGAGTACGTAAGCAAGGAGGCGGCAGACGATGAGCAGCTTTAACCTTGCGGACTACATCCAGCCGCCGACCGGCGCCGCGAAGCCTGCCGAGCGCAAGCTGCAGATGATCCCCACGCGCAAGATCTTTGCCAACGACAAGAATTTTTATGACACGTCCAAGGTCGACGATTTGATCGACAGCATCCTGATGCAGGGGCTGCTCGACCCGCTGACCGTCCGGCCGTCCGGAGACGGCGAGGGCTACATCATCATCTCCGGGCACCGGCGTCACCGCGCGCTGATGACGATCCTGGACGATCATCTCGCCGAGGACACAAAGCCCTTTGAGACAACACCGTGCTTTGTGCGCGAGCCGGGCGACGAGCTGATGGAGGAGCTGATGCTGATCCAGGCCAACAGCGCGACGCGCGTGCTGACCTCGGCGGAGACCTCCAAGCAGGTCGACCGTGTGCGCGATTTGCTGTACGGCCTCAAGTCCCAGGGCTACGAGTTCCCGGGCCGGATGCGCGACTACGTCGCCAGCGCGTGCAATATTTCGGCGTCCAAGATCGCGCGGCTGGACACGATCAAGACCAAGCTGATCCCGCAGATCAAGCAGTACTATGACGACGGCCGCATGCCCGAGAGCGTGGCCTACGAGATCGCCAAGTGCTCCGTAGACGACCAGCAGCTGATTGCCAAGGTCAAGGGCAACGGCAAGGACGGCCTGTGCGCCATGCGCGGCTACGAGGTGGAGTCCATCCTCGACGGCCGCGACCGCATCGAGGGGCGCAAGTGTAAGTACGCCTGCGGCGTCCCGTGCAACAACATGGTCAAATCGCTGCAAAAGACGACCGGCAACTACATGCGCAGCTGCGATCATACCTGCTGTATGGACTGCTACGATCTTGCCACCTGTGATAAGTACTGCAAGATCGCCAAGGACAAGCACCTGCAGATGCGCGCCGACGCCGAGGCCGAGGAGCAGCGCCGCGAGGAGCGCCGGCGCGAGGATCGGAAGCAGCGCGACGATAAGTGCGCGGCGTACTGGGCGAGGCTGCACGACGCGATCGATCACCTCGGGCACAGCGCGGAGCTCGCCGCAGTGATGCATATCACCGAGACGGCGCTCGAGGCCGGCGGCACATACTACGCGCCGTACCGGCAGTGCATGCCGGAGGAGCTCGACGCACTGGTCGCGGCCGCCGACATCCTCGGCGTGACCACGGACTATCTGCTCTGCCGGACGGACAACCCGCACTTTACGGCGCTGCCGCAGCGCGAGTACAAAAAGGAGGACGACGAGTGAAAATCTACATAGCAGGTAAGATCACCGGAGACCCGTACTATAAGGACAAGTTTGCCCGTGCCGCTGCGGACATCGCCGATGCCGGCCACACGCCCATCAACCCGGCCATGCAGCCGGAGGGCATGAGCAACGCCGACTATATGCGCATCAGCTTTGCGCAGCTGGACAGCGCGGATGCGATCATCTTCTTGCCAGACTGGGAGGACTCCAAGGGCGCTCAGCTCGAGAATCTTTTGGCGAAGTATGTAGGTAAGCCGCGCTACTACATAGCCAATAGAGCGGACTCCGACTCTCTGGGACGCGCGATGCGGGAGGCGCTGAAATGAACAGACTGACGTTTGATGGCAATTTTTGCGATATCCCGCAGTGCCGGGAGCTACGCCAATGGAGCGGACTCCGACTCTCTGGGACGCGCGATGCGGGAGGCGCTGAAATGAACAGACTGACGTTTGATGGCAATTTTTGCGATATCTCGCAGTGCCGGGAGCAGCCGTGCCCGCACGGTGGCAGCTGCACGCAGCGGAAAGTGTGGGAAAAGCTCAAGGCATACGAGGATCTCGGCTTAGAGCCGGAGGACTACAAGCGCACCTTAAATATAGACATTATTGTCCGCGCGGCGGCTATTGCGCTTGGCGTGCCGGTCGAACAATTGTGCGATGTGGTGAAGCTTGGGAAGGCCGGGCGCTTGATGGTGCTGCCAGAAGGAGGAGAAAGCGATGATGACAAACGCTGAGCTGGCGGATGCTCTGCGCGGGATCGCGACGGAGGCCGGGTCGCTTGTGTGCCTCGGCTGCGGGCACGAGCACAATTGCGGAATCCACGGATGTGCCCTACTGCGCGAGGCGGCGGAGCGCATTAAGCGCATGGACAAGCAGCTGCGGGAGTATGGAGACTGCCATACATGCGTGCACGATAAGCCCTGCGGCTATGATGATATCACGTGCGTCGCGTGCGAGCGCTCCGAAAATTGGGAGTGGGGTGTGAGTGATGGACAAGAAGATACTTGATGTTACATGTGGTGCTAGAACAATGTGGTTTGATAAAAACCACCCAGCAGCCGTATATTGCGACAAACGCAGAGAGGAGTATCACAATCTGTGGAAAAACGCAGGGAACTGTTCGTTGCAAATTGCCCCCGATGTCCTGTGCGATTTTACAAACTTGCCGTTTCCGGACGAGTCTTTTCCACTGGTTGTGTTTGACCCGCCACATTTAACGGGTGCAAAGGAAACGGCATGGCTTGTCAAGAAGTATGGGAAGTTGGATAATACATGGCCACAGATGATTCATGACGGTTTCGCTGAATGTATGCGCGTCCTGAAATATGATGGTGTTCTGATATTCAAGTGGTCGGAATACGACATACCTGCAAAAGATGTATGGAATGCGATTGGGCAAAAGCCCTTGTTTGGACACCATAGCGGGAAGAAGATGAACACATTTTGGGCGTGTTTTATGAAACTGGAGGAATTGAATGATGCCTGACCTGACCTACATGGACTGCTGGCACTACATCGCGCCGCTGATACCGATCACGAGCGATAGAATGACGACTGAGATCTACGTGATGGTGTTTCAGGCACTAAAGGAAGCGGAGGAGAGGAGGAAGGAGAATGGCTGAATACATCAAGCGGGAAGCGGCTGTAGCCGCCGGAGGTGGAAAATGCTGAAGCCAAGTGATCTGACGAAGGCGGAACTGCTGCAAGTGGTGGAAATGTTGGCGGAAGCGGCTAACGAATATTATTTGAATCGTGCGCTGGGACGCATCGAAATGCAGCGGAACGATGCCCATTACGCAAGATGCCGAAAGCTGATTGACGAAGAGAGAAGACACAACGAGGCATATTTTGAGCTCCTCCGGCCTTATGACGGGCAATCCATTACGAATATTCCGCTGGACGTTGTCAAGCGAGCGCAAGCAGAATGGGAGAAAGCCAGATCTGCGGGAAAAGAGTGGGACAAGCTGATGTCCGTGGTGCGGCGCGAGAATGGACGGTGACAGCGATGCTTGAAATCTGCCCGATGACGCTTAAAGAGGCAAATGCCTACGTAGAGCAGCACCACAGACACCACGGCCCCGTGGCAGGGCATAAATTCTCCATCGGCCTGTCGGACGGGGAAAAGATTGTCGGTGTGGCCATTGTCGGCAGGCCCGTTTCGCGCCATTTAGACGATGGATGGACACTGGAGGTAAACCGTCTTTGCACGGATGGATCTCGTAATGCCTGCTCGATGCTCTATGCCGCCGCATGGAGAGCGGCGAGGGCGATGGGCTACAAAAGGCTCGTGACATACATTCTCGACACGGAAAATGGCGCAAGCCTGCGGGCGGCGGGTTGGAAATGCGTTGGGCAAGCTGGCGGCCTACGATGGACAGGCAAGCGTAGGCCGGAGGTTGACCTCTATCCGGCACAAATGAAAATCAGATTCGAGGCTGGGGATGACGACGATGCCAAAGAGAGTTAACCCGCGCCGCAGACCGGCGACACAGGCCGATGTGCAGCGCGCAAAGGACACGGCGACGGCGGATGCCTGCCGTGTGACGCTGGCAATCTTTTTCACGGCGTTGCTGGACAAAGAGGGCATGTGCGCGGAGCAGCTCCAGCGCATCTGGCGCGAGGTTGAGGCGCTGAGCGAGAGCGTGCGCGACGGATATGTATCAGCACCGGACCTGATCCGCGTGCTGCGCGAGGAATATGAGATCGACATCATAGGGGGATGACGGATGCAAAGCGTGACATATCGGCGGCGCGACTATCTTTTTGCAGTGCGCCGCAAGGTCGTCGGTGACCAGCTCGGCTGGACGATCTGTATGCGATCGCCGCGCACGCACGAGTGGCTGCCGGTCCTCGGCGAGCGACCTTTTACCAGCAGCGTGGCGGCGGAGGCGCGGCTCGCGGATCTCGCGCACATCAATCGCTGGGAGGTCGCACACTCGGTCGGCGTTGCTTTCGCGCCGGGAGAAAACAAGTAAAAAGGGATGGCGGGGCTGCGGCCCCGCCGTTTTGCGCACTATCAAAAGGATGTGATATCATCAGCCAAAATTTACAAACGTCGCTTTTTGCCGACAACCAGGAGTACGACGACTTTGTCGCAAAATTTGAGCCCCAAAAGACGACGGACGACTGCTACACGCCGCCGCTTGTCTACGATGCCATCCGGGACTGGGCGTGCGAGCAGTATGGTATCGATCCGGGCTGTATCGTCCGTCCATTTTATCCGGGCGGAGACTACGAGGCGTTTGACTACCCGGACGGATGTGTCGTGCTTGATAATCCGCCGTTTTCGATCCTATCTCAGATCTGCGATTTTTATCTCAACAGATGCATCCCGTTTTTCCTTTTCGCGCCGAGCCTCACAGCGTTTTCCGGAAAAAGTGTGGCTATGCGAATGAACCACATTGTCTGCGATGCGGATATTATTTATGAAAACGGCGCGCACGTTAAGACTGCATTTGTGACAAGCTATGGCGGTGATATCGTGGCGCAGACCGCGCCTGATCTCGGAGCAAAAATCGGTGAGGCGGTAAAAAAGATCAAAGCGATGACGACAGCCACAAAGCCGAAGTACATTTATCCGGATCACATCGTCACCGCTGCGATGCTGCAAAGATACAGCAAGTACGGCGTCGATTTCCGGGTGCGGCGCGGGGACTGCGTGCTGATCGCAGCACTCGATGACCAGCGCCGCGCGGGAAAAGCTATTTTCGGCGGCGGCCTGCTGCTGTCCGAAAACGCTGCGGCGGAGAAAGCTGCGGCGGAGAAAGCTGCGGCGGAGAAAGCTGCGGCGGAAACGTGGAGGCTGTCGCCGCGCGAAAAAGCGATTATTGCGACCCTGGGAGGCATGGATGGCAAAAACAAAACGACTTAAAAAGCAGACGGCCGGCCGGCTGGTGCGGGCTGTGTGCTACACGCAGGTGCTGGCGACGGATGCGCCGAGGGCGCGCGCCGAAAAAGCCAAGTGCTCATCGGCAGCGCGGAAGAAGCTCAACTATCGCTTTGCGTACCAAAAGCTGCAGATGCAGCTCGCGGCCAACTTTACGCGCCGCGACCTGTATGTGACGCTGACCTACGACGACGAGCATCTGCCGCCAAACCGCAAGGCTGCAAAAAAGCAGGTCGCCGCATTTTTCGATCGGATGCGCCGGCAATACCGGCGAGCCGGCAAGGAGCTGCGCTATGTGTACGTCACGCAGGAGATCCAGCGCGACGGAAGCCGACGATTGCACCACCATCTGATCATCAGTGCGACGGGCGCGGGAGACTACGACACCATCCGCGCGCTGTGGCCAAACGGCGACAACGTCGAGATCACGCCGATCGGCGAGACGGAGATGTATGTGCATGATGATTTTTTGGAGCTGGCGCAGTACCTGCTCCACGAGCGCAACCCGGACGCACCGGCAACCGCGGTCGGAGACCGCGGTTGGAACGCGAGCCGCAACCTGCGCAAGCCGGTCGAGGAGTCCGAGATGGTGGACGAGTCGGTCACGGTCACGGCGCCGCCGGGCGCGTACATACTGGATACGGATCACAAACAAAACGAGTTTGGCTGCTATGATTATATAGTGTATCTGCTGCCGGAGCGCCGAGCGCGCAAGGAGTAGACGCCTATATTATCTGTCTTGGGGTTGTGTATATCTTTAGACGCAGCCCAAACAAATTGGAGGGATTTACTTGCAAAAGGATTGCAAAAGCAGTAAAATGATAGTGCAAGGCAACCGGGCCGTGTGCCCAGTGTGCCAAGCAGTGACGCGCGTCGTCATCCTGCCGGACACGGTGGTGCTCAACTTCCCGCTGTACTGCCACCGGTGCAGACGGACGACGATCGTCGACTACAACCGCATACGCCTGAGCGATAACGCCTGAGCGATCTGATTACGCAGCAATGTGTGTCAGTCGCTCGGGCGTTTTTTATTTTGCGCAGATCGCCGGGCGTCTCGGAGGTGATAGCCCGTTATGGCGACCGGCATTTACGCGAACAAGCGATGGACGACTCTGCGCGCGCGCATCCTGCGGCGCGATGGCTACCTGTGCCAGCAGTGCCTGCGCTATGGCAAGCACCGCGCGGCGACGACTGTGCACCACTGCTACCCGGCAGGGATGTACCCGGATCTGGCGTGGGAGCGCTGGAATCTTGTATCCCTTTGCGCACAGTGCCACGACGCGATGCATGATCGCGGCAGCGATCTGCTGACGGCGCTGGGCGAGCAGTGGCGGAGGCGCGCCGATCAGCGCAAGCCCCCCCACCAGCGGCCTTGATTGGCCGGTCTCCAAAGACCGGCACCGGGAACTCTCTCCAACCGCGCCGAGTTTTCGGCGCGGGGGGATCGCGCGGGAACAAAGCAATCGGGCGCGCGCACGGAAACCTTGGAGGCGAATTTTTCGGGACGCGCAGATTTTGCGCGAAAAAGCGAAACTTTCCCGGCCAAACAGCGGCCGGGAGCGTGTCCAAAGTGGACACAAAAGGAGCGTGAGACATGAGCAAGCGCGAGGATGCGATCCGCGAGAACATGAGGCTCGCGGGGACTTACAACCAGGCCTTTGAGCCGATCATCAAGACGCTCGCCCGCATCCAGACAGAGCTTGCAAAGGCCGAGCGCGACTGGCGCGCGAACGGCGGCGAGTTTGTGACAGAGTACACCAACAAGAGCGGAGCGACCAACGCTGTAAAAGATCCGTACTACTCCGTGGTCGAGGGGCTGCGCGGGCAGATCGTCGACATCTCGGCGCAGCTTGGCCTGACGCCGACCGGCCAGCGGCGCGTGCTCGGCAACGCAAAGGCGGCTCCGACCGGACCGACCGCGCTGGAGCGCGCACTTGCCGAGGCACGAGAGAGGGCCGGGAAATGACCGGCGCGGGTGCAGACCTGCTGCGCACGCAGCTCGGCAATCACCGCAACGCCGCGGACGTCCTTGCCTACGTCACCGGCTGCTTGGACGGGACGATCCTTGCCTGCCCGGATATCCGGCAGGCGTGCGAGCGCTTCGTCGCGGACCTTGCCGACCAGCGCTGGGATTTTCGGCCGGCCGAGGCGGAGTACGCAATCGAGCTGATCGAGACTATGCTGTGCCACCAGCAGGGGCAGCGCCTGGATGCGACGCCGCTGCGCGGGCAGCCGTTTTTGCTGCTGCCGTACCATAAGTTTTGCGTGTACAACCTGCTCGGCTTTTATCTCCGCGACACGTCGGAGCGCCGCTTTAAGGAGGCGTTCATCTTTGTACCGCGCAAAAACATCAAGACGACCTTTGCGGCCGCGCTCGCCTGGGCGTTGGCGCTGATCGAGTCGCCGTCCGGGTCCAAGGTATACATCGTGTCTGCTGCGCTCAAGCAGTCGCTGGAGTCTTTCGGCTTTTTGGCCTACAACGTCCGGCGGCTTGGCCTGTCCCAGGACGACGACCCAAACGGGATGCGCATCCTGGACAACAACGCCGAGCGCAGCATCTCCGGCACGGTCGGCGACGGATCTATCTACATCAACGCGCTGGCATCCAATCCGGATCAGCAGGACAGTTTTAACGCCAACATCATCATCGCCGACGAGCTGCACGCCTACAAATCGCCCAAGCAGTACAACGTGCTCAAGGAGGCGACCAAGGCGTACACCAACAAGCTCGTCATCGGCATCTCCACGGCCGGCGACCGCGAAAACAGCTTTTGCGGCCATAGGCTTAAGTACTGC